TTGTTTATAATATGTTAATGTATAGTAATTTGGTGTGTTTGGTTCTTCATATATTGTATTTTCTGGTCTTTGTTTTCTTTTACCATCATCCCCAACATATTCTCTACCAACACAAAACTCTTTATATTCTCCTGATTTATTTTCATCTATTTTTGATTCCATAAAATCTCTACTTATAAAGTTTAAATCTTCTAAAAATACAATTCTACCATTATCTGTTAGATGTTTTTTAAAATTAGAAATTAAATTATCGTGTAATTTAAAATCTAAATCCAAAGTAATTCGTTTTGCAGTTTCTATTTGTTTATCAGTAGTTAATTGAAAATGTTTTTTATGATTCTCAAATTGTTTTTCAGTATAATAAAATGGTGGATTCATAACTATCAAATCAACTTTTGGTCCATCATAGTTTTTAAAACCATCACTATGATAAAAATTTAACTCTTCATTATTTATCTCACAAGTCATTTTCAAATCATCTTCTACTGGTTTATGAATATCTAAAAAATGTACTGAATCCATATTTAGTGTTTTATACAAATACCATCCAATAAAACCTGGCCCACTACATACTTCTAAAACAGATTTACAATCTTTATGTTCTTCTAAGAATTCTTTTTTACCGAAAATATAATCAATAAAAATTGGGCCACCACCGATATGATTTCCTTTGTAGTAAACATAAAAACTACAACCCATCACATCTTTTTTTATACAATATCTTCTAAAGTTTTTAGTCGTTTTCACTTCTATCTTCTTTTAGAACTTCTTTAATTTCTCCTTTTGTATTAATTTCTTCTTGAAATAATTTTGCTAACTCCTCATATTCAAATACAACTTCACTAATATATTGTAATTTATCTAAAATATAAGTTCTGTAATTACCAAGTTTATAAGAATATACTGCTCTGTTATTTTTGATAAATCCATCAAATAATCTTTTACCTTCTTTATCAAATGATTTTAACAATGATGCTAAATCTTTATAATCTTCAGTAAGTGGTGTAGATTTATCTCTTAATTTTCTTAATAGTAGTATTAAAGAAGTTGGTATTACATCATTAATTTTAATACAATGTATTTTAACTGTACCTTTATCAACAACCCTTCCTATTACAAATACATATCTTGCGTTAAGACCTCTTTGAGTATCACCACCATATCTAACAATTCTGTAAATATTCCCTTGCTTCATCTGAGCTTTAGGAACTCTCTTTTCAGGTTTAAGAAATTCTAAATACTGACCAATATAACTCATTATAACTTTTTAATTTCTGGTAATTTTAAACTTACAAACTCAGGCAACTTAATATATTTATCCATCAATACTTTGAACTTATCATGCATAGCTTCTAAGGAAAAGTTTTTCTTAGTATTGTTTACTAACCCTTTTGATTTACCTAAATATGTTTTATATCCATTAAATACTTTGTCTAACATACCAGCTGCGAAAGAATAGTTTATTTGATACCATTGAGCTTCTTTCATCAAAAACTGGTCTGCAGCACTTTCATGTATATTATCCAACGCCCCTTCTAAGAAAACAGTGTTATCTTCTGGTAAGAAATCTACATGTCCACTCCATTTACTTACTAAGATTGGTTTTCCTGTAAGTGTAAATTCACATAATGGTCTCCCATATCCTTCACCTTTTGTAAACGATATCATAGATTTTACTTTTGGATGATGATATAGAGATGCCATTTGTTCTTCTGTTAAATCACCGAATAGTAGATAGATAGGAGGACATTTATCACCAAATTGTTTTGTGATACCTTTTATCTTTTCTGATATGTGTTCTCTATCCATTACTGAAAATCCAGCTGATGATGTTTTTAGAATCAGACCTGGTTGTTTTTTCTTTGGTGTATTTTTGAATACAGTACAAAATGTTTGTATCATCATACCAACATCTTTTCTATCTTTACCTAAATCACCTTTCAACCAATGACCTGTAAAAAGATAGTTCCAATCAGTATCAATTCCCTCTAAAACATCAACATCTTTTTTTGGATTTAAATATAGAGATAAATCAACACCTTCATGTAATACCTCTATTGGAGTTGTAATCTTATATTGTCTAACAACCTGTCCAGTTCTTTTATCTGTTTCATCATATGATGTTCCTTCTAATACTTTTTTAGAAAACTCTGATGGAACAATTATTAAATCCATTCTATTACAACCATCAATCCAATCTTTTGGTGCTATCGTTGATTCAATACCAGCCGTAATACCAATACTAAATTTACCTTTCTTTTGGAATTCGTTTGGTACGGTCATTTGAATATGTACCTCTGCTTGTTTTGTAATCTGTTTACCTACAGTTGATAATAATTGTTTTCCAAAATCTGTTGATGGATTAATTTGATTTTGTGGTGTATTACCCCAACGAGTTGGAATAGTAATCACATCAAATTTATCATACTGAAAAATAGATTTTAGAATATCTCTTGAATGGTCACCATAACCACTTCTAGTTGCTACTGGCGCCTGATATATTAATAATGGTTTACTCATTATGCTAATTTATATAAGTTAAATCTTTTCTTAGGTTTAAAGTTTTTGATTGCCTTTTCAATTCCATCTCCCATAGTTTTGTTTTGATTATCAACACCTAAACCTATTTCATTTAAAAATGCGTTTCTACCCGCTTTACCTGCTTTCTCTCTTCCTTTACTTCCCTTATCATACCAATACCTAATCGCTTCTGATACTTCCGTTACATCTACTTTATCATCAATGATATAAGGTGTTGGAACAGAACCAGTCATAGTTTGTACTCTACTCCATACAGGTTTTACCCACTCACCATGAGTTACTTTATCTTCCCACTTTCTCCAATCGTGAAGTGAACCAATTTTTTTGTAATCATCTGCTACAAGATATTTACCATCTGATTTCTTTTTGAAACCACATTGGTCTTGTAATCCACCTGTAACATTTACAATGATTGGTGTTTCAGCCATTACTGATTCTGCAGTTGTTAATCCAAATCCTTCGTTACCTGCTATGTTGATTGTAACATCAGCTAAGTTATATAGATAATTAAGATGCGTTGAATCTATTCTTGCTGTTGAGAATCTAACATCATAATCAGGACAAATTGATTCTTTTACTTTATATAAGTCAGTACCATGCTGGTCAACCGGCGCTGTATGCATTATTAAACAACAATCCTTTCTATCTTTTTCGGGTAATCCATCTACAAACTTTCTGTATGCCCATATAACATCCGATGGTTGTTTTCTTTTAATGTTCCTATTCATCCAAAATAGAACAAACTTATAATCTTTACCACCCAAAGCTGCCTTCCTAAAATCATCAGGCACTTCAGTTTTAAAACATTTATTTGGATTAATACCATGTGGTACATAATCTACTTGCCAATCTTCTAATGGTTTGATTGTTTCTGAATCAAGTTTTCCAACTCTACTTACGATACCATAAGTTTGTCTTGAAATACATCCTAACCAATCACAACTTTCGTAGTAATCTCTATTATATTTTGGGTCTGGTAAATCATCCCAAATATGATAAAACAGAATTGGAATATTTTCCCTTAGTTCTGCTTCCATTTCATATAGCCATCTCCAATATCTTGGGTCTGTAAAGTGAAGTATTGCATCTGGTTGATGTCTCATTATAAGTTGTCTTAGTATATTAGCATCTCCATATCCAGTCCACGGAATTATCTTTAGTGAAGCATCTGCTATTCCAGTTTCCTTTCTAGCATCTTCACCTAAATCTATTTCTCTACCTTGGTCGGGATGTTTTACTGCTGCACCTAATTGAACCCAATGAAACCTATCCATAGTACCCATAACGAATTCTCTGGATACTGTTGCGATACCTGAAGTCATCCTTAAATCATCGGATAACAATAGAATCTTTTTTTTCTTTGCCATTAACCTTTATTTAAATTGTTCTAAACCTTCTTCTATCATTCCAAAATATTCTCATTGAATCGCCTAAGTATTTTTTCTTTCTGACTTTATCATTGAAATCATTTCTGGTCTGATTTAGTTGTACATTTCCGTTTTGTTGTGTGTTATTGTCCATTTTAATATTGTGAACCACTTACCTCTAATAGTGTATAATCATTTATTTCATTTCTAAAATCTTCATCCTCTACATATTTATCAACTGCTCTGTTGACTAACTTTTGTAAAGTGATATCAGATTCAAAAGATAACCTTTTAAATTTTGAGTAAACATTTTTAAGGATTTTTACCGTTGTTAATTTAGTTTCTACCATAATCTCTTTATTTGTATATAAGTATATATAAATATAAAGAAATTAGAAAAACATTAATTCCAAGCGGAACAAAGTCCTCTTTGTTTAAATTCACACCAATCACATGGTTTACCTTTGTTAGTAAAGTAATCTATATCTCTAAATTTTCCATCGGAATCAAATACAGTTTCAATGAAGTTCATAAACCCTCTCCACGCTTTATTGATGGATGGTTTACCATTCGCTGGTATATGGGTTGATATACGAGGAATAGGAAAATCCCAATCCTCTTTTATCTTCCTTTTTAGTATCTGAAATTCCACATGAACTTTATCTAAAGGTAACCCGTATTTATCAGCGTAAATCTTTTTGTATATAAGTATCTGAGAGTTCTTAATTTGGTCTCTTTTTTGGTACTTATTCCACCCTCTTGTTGAAGTTTTTAAATCTATTATTGTTATGGAGTTATCGTGTAGATTTCTTAGTACCACATCGATGAATCCAATGAAGTTTACATTAGGTTTTATTTCAGCATGTAATGGTAATTCTATAGCTTCTAATTTCTGTCCTTTCTTAGAATACCATTTAGCTAATTTGGATTTAAAGAACTTTAGAATTTGTCTACCATCACCAAAAAACTCCTCTAACTCTATTTGTGAACAAGGTAATCTATCTCCTTGCTTTTCTTTTTCTTTCTTAAACTCTTCAATCAATTTATCTTTCAATAGAATATCTAAATCAATCTCCATAGCTTGTTTTTTGGTTACATTGTACATAACATCCAAAAAGTGTTGAATGGTTTCGTGCATTGCCGTACCAAAGATTGTGTGAATGTTACCTGAACTTTCACCTAATTTATCTATATAATTTAGTTTGTATTGTTGTGGACAAGAACTCCACATATTATATTGAGAAAAAGATACTCTAGCCATTTGATAAATCTTTAATTAAACTTCGGATGTTATCGTGATGTTTACTCCACTTATCACCTTCCATATCTGTTGTACTATGTTCACACTTTGCTTTTAAATCTTGTTCAATTTGTGAAAGTTGTGTTAAAATTGTAATTGTTCTCATAGTACTAATATACGAAAAATAATTGAGAAATCCAAATTTTTTACCAAAAAGTTTTTTCTCTTTCTGCATCAGGTTCATATGTAGTATGATGAACCACTTCTGTATTATAATCAGATGCTTCTTTTGGATAAGGTTTAGTATCATGCTTTAACCTTTTTACCAAATCCCTTTTCTCTTTTTTAGATTGAGCAAGTATCTGAATGTATCTATGTTTTGGTGGTTCTTCTCTCCTCCAAAATTCTTTATAACCTTGCTTACCGATTTCTTTTCTAAGATGTTCTAAGTTACCACTACCCCATAAATTAAATACACTTCTACTATGAATCCAATCATGTGGGTCTTTTGTAAGTGAGATACCCCAATTAGGCATGAGAGCTATATCAGTTGATAATCCCTGATATATCCAATTGGTAGCTTTATAGATACCACCAACATGTCCTTGTCCATTATCAGCGTATGAAAGTAAAACTTTGATATTCTTATCATTCTCCCTTAACCATTGAAATGTTTTACCTAAAGCACAACTCTCAATATTACTCCCGTATCCATCATCAACATATAATCTTGTTAACTCTAATATATTATCTTTTGTTAATCCCTTACAAACAGATGTAGCTGCTTTTGCTCCTACTGGAAATCCATATACTGCAACTCCAATTAGTTTAGAATCACCGAATTGTAATTTATCTTCGGTTTTATGATAAATACCTAAAGCATATCTACACATAGTCCAAGCGTGAGTATAGTGTTTCTTAACAATAATATCTTTTGCTATAGATTTTGCTATTGGTGCTACATACACTTTAGATGCATCACAATAAAATTTACCCTCTTCTTTCAATTGGTTCTAATTTTTGTATTTCTAATTCATCCGTATCATTACTTTTTGGATAAGTTTCGGTTGGATGTTTTAATGTTTTTAATATCTTTTTTCGTTCACCACCTTTTGCTAAGATATAAACATATCTATGTTTTCTTGGTTCTTTACGAATCCAAAATGGTTTATCAACTTGTTCTTGTATTTTCTTTGGGTCATTTGTTCCATAGTAAGGAAAGATAGTTCTACCATGCTGCCACTCTCCATCTTCTGTAAATTTAAAACTCCAACTATCATTATATCTAAGTGAGTTACCTTGATAAATCCAATTCGTAGCTTGGTAAATTGTACCAGCGTGTCCTTCTTTTGGGTCTGAGTATGATATTAATCCTTTAATTTGTGGTGTGTTTTCTCTTAACCATTTAAAACTTTGTCCTATAAACCAACTTTCTATATTTGAACCATAATCATCAAAGATAAAAACTCTAACTAATTCTAATACCTCTGTTCTTTCTAATAATGGTGATATTGATTGCCCACTTAATCTTCCAATAGGGTCTCCATAACATATTACACCGATAAGTTTTTCTGATGAATTGAAGAACTGATGAGAATCATCTTCAATATATAATCCCAAAGAATGAGATACTTTAGTCCAAAGATGTGAATAGTGATTCTTTACTATTATATCCTTAGCTACCGATTTAGAAATTTTCCTTACAGATAACTTTGAAGTATCACAATACTTTTTCATAAACTACCAGACCAAAACTCATTAAGATGTTGCCAGGTTCGGTTTTTTACAATTTTGTTTATGTTAGCAGGTGATACCTTATTGTTACGAGCCATCACTCTTATATTGCGATGTCCCATTTTCCATAACCTTCTAATTGTTAAAACTTGCTCATCCGTTAACTTTGCAGAAGGATGAGTTTGACCTCTTCTTATTGGCATCTATAAATTTTCATTAATACTATTTGTATAAGCTAGTTCAGATTGTACTCCTACAAATCTCTCAATTACCTCACCATTTTTTTCAATGATTACTGTAGGTACTGAGCGTACATGATATTGTTGTGCAACTTCAAACTGCTCATCTATATCAATATACGAAAAATTTACATCATTTCCAAATTTTTTGGAAACATTTTCAAAAATTGGTTTAAGTGCTTTACAAGGACCACACCAACTAGCTTCAAATTTTTTTACTTCTATCATATCAATTCCCCTTTGGTTTTCAAAATTCTTTCTTTTTTATTTTCTAATAAAAAATCCCTTTTATGTGTTTTATTAACTTTAAGTTTTAAGTAACCTGAAATTTCTTTTAATCCTTCTCCATAGTATAAATCTTCATACCAAAAGATTGGAATATTATGATTTTCTGATAATCTTTCTAAGATTGAAGAGTGATATAAAAAATTCTTATAACATTCATTTACTAATCTTTTATCTATATTATCATATGGTTCTTTAGTGTGATATTTAGAAAAGTCATTACCATATTTAATTTTTCTAAATGCTAAAGATTCTGACTGTTTTAGTTTATTTTTTCTATCAAATAAAATAACTTTATCAGATAACTCTATTATATCACTTCCAAATTTATATAAATCTGAATATTCATCAGGTAATCTGTGAATCATTAGTTTATATAAACTATCTTTTTTTAAAGAATCTATACTACCCTGCCCATTAAAGGGTGATATTACTAAATCCTTTTTTAAAACATTTTTTAGATATAACGATAGATTAGTTGCACCACTTCGTGCAGTACATAATATACTAACCATCACACGCTACACAATCTGGGTCAACTGCTCTTTCAGCAATATCACCTCTGAGAACTGATTCGGTTCTCATATAATATAATGTTTTAATACCTTGTTTCCAAGCTTCCATCGTAACTTGATTAATCCATTTAGGAGTAGCTATCGATGGGAATGCTAAGTTTAGTGAAACGGATTGGTCAATATACTGCTGTCTAACACCAGCTTGCTTAACCAAATCCATTTGATTAATTTCTTTAAATGTTTTAAATACATCTTTTACAGGATATACTTTTTCTCTATCCCCATTTTTTATATCTTTACAAAGAACCATTTTGTTATCTAAGTAACACCATTTATCTAATTCTTTGAGTCCTTGTACTGAACCTCCATCTTCTAAAATCTTATCCCAAGTATCTTTATTATTTATTTTTAATTTTCTTAATACTTTTTCTAATTCAGGATTTTTTCTAATAAAAGTTCCTTTGGAAGTTTGTTCAGTAAATACATTTGCTGCCCAAGGTTCAATACCTGGTGATGAATTACCAGCTAACTTTGAGTTTGATACTGTAGGTGCTATTGCTCTAAGGTGTGTATTTCTAAATCCAGTTTCTTTACACCAAAGTGGTTCACCTAATTCTGATGCTAAATCTCTACTAGCTCTTTCGGATTCAATCTTTAACTGAGAGAAAATCTTACGAGTTTCAAATTGAGCTTCCATACCTTCAAATGGAATACCTCTTTGTTGTAGGTAAGTGTGCCATCCTAAAACTCCTAATCCCAATGCTCTACCTTTTTCTGCTGAACGAACTGCGTTTTCGAATCCTCTCATATTCTTTGCTTTCTGAATGAACTCTGAAAGAACTCCATCTAAAAATGTTGTAGCAGTATAAACTAAATCAGTATCTTTCCACTCATCATATTTTGCTAAGTTAAGAGAAGATAAGCAACAAACAAATGAATGAGATTCATCTGTATGTAATACTATTTCAGAACAGATATTAGTCATAAAAACTTTTAATCCATTCTTTTTGTACATTTCAGGATTATTTTTGTTAGTATTTCCCTTAAACATAATATAAGGTTCACCAGTTGCTTTTCTTTTTTGAAGAAGTTTACCCCATTTTCTCCTAGCATCAGTTTCTCCATCTTCTAACTTTCTCATAAACTTATCACCAACAATTGCACATTGATGTAAGTTAAGTGATTGTCTATTTACATCACCTTTTGGTTCTCTAATTTCTAACCAATCTTCAAAATCTTTATGTTCTATGTTTAAGTTTACTGATGCTGCTCCTCTTCTTACTGAACCCTGATTGGTAGCAAGGATTGTAGAATCGTAGATTTTAGCAAATGGTACAACACCATCTGATGTTCCATTACCAGTGATAATAGAACCAGCTGGTCTAATCTGATTGATACCAATACCAACCCCACCACCATGCTTTGCTAATAACATTAGTTCTAAGTTTTTAGAACCAATATCAAAAATAGAATCGGCAACATCAATACCAAAACAACTGATTGGTAATCCTCTATCAGTACCCGTATTTGAAAGTACTGGTGTTGCTAAGTTTAACCAACCTTTCCATATATAATCAAAGAACTTTGTTGCGAGTTGAGGTTTATTTAACCTCCTAGCTACAGTTGTTGCTACTCTCCAATAAGCATCTTTAGGTTTCTCACCAGCTAATAGATATCCTTTCGATATTGTTTTTACATAAATTTCTGTATTTCCCCAAGAAGGAAAATCAACATCAATTTCCCAACCTAAATCTTCTGCGTAATTCTTTGCCATATTATATTAAATTTTTTTCTAAATCCTTATTTTTTACTACAACCAATATTTGGTATTTTTTATTTTTATTTACTCTTTTGTATGTTACATGCTGATAAGGTTTATAAATTAAACACTCACCAACTTTTGGTTTTACAACTGAAAATGTATCTCTATCATTCTTATACCACTCATCATATATTTCAACTTCACCTCCATCATAATCATCATTCAATGTGAAATCATAAATCTGTTTAAATTGTTCATCATCATTAATCGGTAATCCTTTTATAGTTTCAACATGTCTATCATAACCATCACCTTCATTGTATTCAAAAAACCCACACCATACTTTTTTTAAATCAACTGGTTTAAAACTTAAAAATATAGTTTCATTTAATAATTTTTCGAATTGTTTATCGTATTTTAATTTTGTAAAATTAAATTTTCTTTTATGTAATATACCATCAATCTTTTTTTCAGCTTCATATAGATTTAAATTATCTTTATTATCTAAAATAATTTTATCACATAGTTTTTTATCTAAGATACTTTTAGAATCAAAATACTTTTCTTTTCTAAAATTACCAGCTACAAAATATGTCCAACCCATATTGTGCATTTTTGGTATTCTATAATCATTACCCCAATATACTTGAACTTTTTCTTTATTTAGATTGGTTCTAAATTTAGTATATTCGAAAATACTTAATACACAATTTTCATTTGCTATGAGTTTTGCATACTCTTCAAAAGATTTATATTTATTCCATTCTTCATCTGAAGGTGATGTATGAAAATATTCCCATAATTTTTCATACTCTTCAAAAGTTTTTTTAGTACTAAAGTTTTCATCTTCTGGTGAAAATGTATCCATATAGATACCATCAAACTTTTTATTTAATGATGGAATGATATCAATCCAGTCTCCAAAATGTAAATGAACATTTGGTTTATCCTTCGCCCATTCTTTGGCTCTCTGATAAACATCTTTTCTTTTTTCAATGATGGTTAGTGAGTTCACTCCTTTACTATAAAAGTATTTTGAGCTTATTCCCCAACCAAATCCAACATCTAAAACATCACCCTTAGTTTTTGTAATAATGTCAAAAACAATTGGATTAAAATTTTTTTCCATTTAATTAAAATAAATCATCCCAATCCTCACCCTCATTTGCTTTAGAATAATCAGTAGGTCTGATAGCAAAGAAATCTGTGTGAGTATGTCCTCCAGTTAGATGGTAGAACCAATCTAAATTAGATGCTTTATCTTTATCGAAATCAAAAATAGGTTTGTATCCTAACTCTTTTAATTTTTGATTTGTTCTATCTTTAATAAATTCTTTTAAATCATCAGCTTTAAGATTTTCTAAATCGCCCATCTCAAACATTTTATCAATGAATTTAACTTCAAGTTCAACGATTAATCTAGCTGCTTCTTCTATGGAATCTTTACATTGTTCTTTTAATTCAGGATATTCATCACACATATGTCTGAACAATTGACAACCCATTCTACTATGAAGTGATTCATCTCTTACACTCCACTTCATTTGTTGTCCGATTCCTTTTAATTTGTTTCTCATTTGAAATGAGTAAAGAACAGCAAAGGAAGAGTAAAGAGAAACACCTTCAGCGAATGCTGAAAATATTGCTAAACTCCTTCCAACTTCCTGTCTTGCTTTTTCGTTCTTTTCTAAGTCTGTGTGTTTCCACTCTGCAGAAGTTTCTGTTAGTAGCTCAAACTTTTCAGCTACCGCAGGTTCGTGTAAGAATGCTGAGAAATTATCCAATCCTAAAGTTTCATTTAAATAAGAATAAGCAGTAGCATGAATGGTTTCTTGCGAACCAAACATCATTGCCATTTGTCTTATCTCATGTTTAGGAAACCAATCAGTTACCATATTAGTCCAATAATCAGATACCGCACATTCAGTTTGTGCAAATCCTAAGAGGATATTACCTACTAAATTCTTTTCAGCTTCAGTTAAAGTTTCATTCCAATCTTTAACATCCATCTGCATCGGAATTTCAGTATGTAACCAAAATGCTTGTGCTTGTTTTAACCAACCTTCATTGTAGTATATGGGATACTCAAATGGTTTGAACGGAATTCGTTCTTTGAATAGTTTGCTCATGTCTTATAACCTTTATTTGTTTTCTTCTACAGATGCTTTTCTATAATCTGTAACTAACTTTTTAATTTCACCAATAGCTTTTCTTGCTCTTGATTTTGCAGCTTTAGAGCTACCATTGTGTTCTGTTTCAAATTGTTCATACAATTCTTTAATTTGTTCGAAAAGTTCATCTGATTTTGCCATAATATATTTCCTTTGTTTTTAAGTGTTCGTAGATATAACTATTGTATATATTAGAAAAACTATCTTGTTTATAATTAATTTTTCAAAATGTTTTTAAAAGTCCATACTCTCCACATATTTTTTATGTAGTAATTTCTTTCTTTCAATATTGCCACTAGCGGATTCTTTCGTTGAAAGCATCCCTTCGGCTGATGTTCCATCATAAACTTCAATGAACCCAGTATTAGTATCCATTTTACAAGGAAATGTAATACCATCAGGCCCAAATCTATTTTTCATAACGTGACATCTTGCAGTATTATTGAGTTTATCTTTACTCTTTCTACTCCAACTCATAATGAAATCAGCATTCATTACTTTTGCGTAAGAATCTGAAATTTTATCAGCTTCAATAACCTCTGAATCTATAGCTGAACGATTGGTTTGTGATGCTGTCCATATGGGAATACCATACTCACCACTCAAACCTCTCAAGTCGATGTAAACACCACCTTGCTCAGCATATGTTGAATCAGTTTTGTTTGAATGTGATAGTAATAAATCTGCATAATCAATTAAGATTAAATCAGGTTTGTTATCATTAGCTATCATCTTATCAATATGTTGTGCAACCTTTTTTGAAGATACTCCCTTTGGTGGGAAATACTTAATTAAAAGATTACCTTTTAATGCTTTAATTTTTTGTTTAACCTCCTCTTTTCTCTCCTTTACATTTGCTGAAGGTATTTGTGAGAATACTGTATCGTATCTTTGTCCTACATAGTGTTCAGATAACTCTAATGAGTAATGAACAACACTCAACCCCTGTCTTACCGCAGATGCTCCTAAAGCCGTTAGAATCCAAGTTTTACCTACACCAGATGGAGCTACTACAACTCCCAATTCACCAGGGCCTAATCCACCATCCATCAAATCATTTATAGGTTGCCAATCAGAAGGTACTGTATCTCTTTTTACATCTTCTATACGAGATTCAAAATCATCCTTATAATCATGTCCTAAATCCGTTTCAGTACCAACCTTCATAGCTTTATCCACCAAATCTTTGATTCTATCAAAATTACCAGCTTTTAATAAATCAACGGATTGAAGGATTACTTGTTTAAGATTTTGGTTTCTACAAAATGCAGTAAATTCTTTTTTGATGTAATCTAAATCAACATTACCAATCTGAGTATAGACATGTCTAAGTTGTTCAACAACTGTAGTTTTTAGAATATCATTATCTAATTTAGAAAGTTTAACTTTGAAAACATCCATAGTAGGTGGTTTTCTAAACTCTTCATTATAATCAATGATTTCATCAACAATCCACTTGTTTGCTTCTGATTCAAAAAACTTTGGTGATAATATCTCAGAAAGTTTTTCTAAGAACTTACCATCAGTAAGTAATGCTGATACTACCTTTGATTGAAATGAATTACCAAATTTTGATAAATTATCTATCTCCTGCATTTATAACTTTTATATTTTAACAAATATACGAAAAATATTTGATATATCCAAATATTTATACCTTTAATTTTAATTTTGTGATTTGTTTTTTCTCTGTTCCATACTTCTCACAAACATACTTAATATGTTCTCTACCTTCTCTAGTATTGTAAAGTATTTCTAAATATTCGTTTGCTTCTTTTTTAGAACATTGATAATCTTTAACCATTAGTTCTACTAACCAATCTTCATACTTATCTGTTTTCTTACCCTTAACATATCTGAGATAATGTCTACCTTTTGGTAAAATACCAATGTATGCTAAATACAATGCTTTGGGTGGAAGTGATTGTGTATAAGGTTGTAACTCAGCTATCAAATCAATCCAATCAGGATTCATAGAAAGAAATCTGTGAATCATATAATTAGACCAACTCTTCATATCTGCTTCTTCCAATGTATCAAAGTACTTTGGATTCTGTTCGCTTGTGATTGCCTTTATGTGGTCAAAAAGTGATTTAGCCATCCTTCTTATCTAACTTTTTAATTTCATCGGGTAATAAATCTTTATTAACTTCTCCACATTCACCACATAGATAAACTTCTATAGGTATCATTACATCTTGTGGAGTACCTGCTGCTAATCTTGAGATTGTTCTAAACTTTGCTCCATTTACAAATACATCAAAACCACAATGTTTACACACCATAGGTTTTGAATTATTCATATCTATTTTTGGTTGTTGAGGTGGTTGTGTTCCAACACCCCCAGCTCCTATAATTTTTGCCATATTATTTGTTAATTGTTGATAAAATGTTTAGTATTGTAGCCATAAAGGGTATTTCCTTATCGACTGCTAACGCATCTCTATGTTGACCTTCTGCTAATACTAAAATAACTCCACTAACCTTACCCGAAGCATATTCATCTACTTTATCATATAAAAGAGAATACATTTCAGTAAAATCTTGCACCTTTGAATCGGCTACAGTTTGTCTAATTTTCATGTATTTGTTTCTACTATCATCTGATAATTTTAAGATATCCACTATCTTAGTTTTAAAATCAGAATCTAACAAATCATTCTTTGAAAGTTTTAACACTCCTTTAACAGAATTCAATTGGCAAGTATTTATAACTTTTCTAATATCAGGATAAGATGAATCTATGATTGGAACTAAATCCTTTACATCATAATTTATATCTTCTGATTTTAGAATCTTATCTAATTGTACTGCCACCTCTTTTTTGGATGGTGGTACTATTTGAAAGGTTTGACATCTACTTTGAATCGGGTCAATAATCTTCTCAACATAATTACAGGTTAAAATAAACCTACAATGTTTAGAGAATGTTTCCATTAAATTTCTAAGTATCGCTTGTGCGTTTGGTGTCATATAATCAAACTCATCTAAGATGATAATCTTATATTTTTTAAAACCTTGCGATGATGCAAAGTTCTTAACTTTGTTTCTAACTGTATCTACATTGTTTTCATCGGATGCATTTATAATCATATAATCACATTCTATTGATTTAACAATAAGTTTAGCTAAAGTTGTTTTACCAGTACCAGCTCTACCAAATAGTAAAAGGTGAGGTACATCCTCCGATTCTATATAACCACTTACTTTTTCTTTTAGATGTTCGTTACCAACATAATCATCTAATTTTATCGGTCTATATTTTTCAACCCAAAGTGAGTTGTCAACCATTTCTTCTTTTTGTTCGAAAAAACTCATATTATCTTCCTACTTCTTTTAAATAATTTTCTTTCATTTTATCCCAACTCATACCAATAGCATCTATATAATATAAATGTTCTGGTTTTAATTTATTGGAATCATATAACTTAGTATATCTTTTAATGGCTTGTCTTTTCCACCATTTATTAATGTAATCAATACCCTCAGTAAATTTCTTCTTCATCTTTAAATCTTTTTCTTCGATTTGTGAACGAAGGAACTCAGGTCCGTTTTCATACATCATAGCAAGATACACTCCTCTTTTAAATCCATGATGATAACTGGATTGTTTGATACCACACTCTTTAAAGATTTGTCCTAAAATCTTTTGTTTGATACCACTAACAGGTCCGTTTCTTTCATAACCCATACTCTTACCATTTCTTTCTCTTTCTTCGGTAATATGTTTCTTATACCAATCTTCTCTGTTTTCTTTCAACCATTGGTGCCACGGGTCATAGAACTCATCATCTGGTTTGATTGATATCTTTCCAGCTGATTCACCTAAAGTTTTAAAATGTGGGATACCATTATACTGAGAATGAATACCATACAAAGAAGTTGTACCAACTGCTATAAGAGTTTGTCCATATTTCTTTTTCCAATATTCTCTAACCTCAGGTACAGTAGTCATCATAGCAGTAAGTTTACCTCCTAAGAAATTATATCCTAAAGGTTGTGTACAAACAATCGTTGATGCGATTGTTGTAAAGTTTAGTTTACCTTTTTTGAATTTATCTTCCTTAGTCCAACCAATATATTTATCCCTCACACCCATTGATGTAACATCAGATGCGAGTGATACCATACCTAAAAGTTTACCACTCTTTTTATCTTTAATAAATAACTTAACATTTCGACCAGGATTAGCTGTCCAACTCATTGTATGAATCATTCTTCTAAGATGAGTCCACTTTGTAGATTCATTCTTATCTTCAACGATTTCAACATATGGTTCTAATTCCTCAATCTCTTTAATTGTAAGTTCTTTATTATTAATATCTGTAGGTTTCCACTGCCAATCGTAGTAAGATGCTATTGTAGATTTATCTCTAAGCATAGAATCTTCTTGCAACTCTACCCACTTTTTGTACAGAGTTTGTTCCTCTACACTCATCTGCATGAGGTAATCCATATTTTCAATGAGTTTTCGTTTCTCATCTTCAAATACAAATTGAGGTTTGGCTGGTTCTGTATCCCAAAAACTCATTACTTAATCTCCACCAAGTAATAGTTAGAAGTATAATCACCATCTTCGAAAGCTACATGTGCTAATCCTTTTGATGAAATTTTAAGTGATGATTTGTTTGAACCTTTATTTGCTGTCAATATTTCTTTTAAATACTTAGCTGAAAATGCTATTGGTTCAATATCATTATCACAACTACAATTTACAGAAATAGAAATTCTGTTGGAATTGATTGATGAATATCCTAATATAATTTCACCTTTGTTATTTTTACAAGTGAATGTAAATGTATCTGCATCTGCTAATGCTCCTTTTGATTTGATGTATTTGTTAATAAACTCATCATCTAAAGTGATATCAGCATCAAATGGAGGAAGTTCTTTTAAATCAGGTACCGCTGGGATAACGGATGGTGCAGCTAACATATACTGAACCTTTGTTCCTTTATCACTAAATTTAAGAGCGCCTGTTGCTTCTTCTACTTTAATTGATGAATCTAATACACTTAATAATCCCCTTAACTGAGAAGTTGTATAAATACCATACTCACCTGTTGGGAAATCTTTTTCAGTTACAGTAACATCACCCAATAGGGTTTTATCATCTGAAATCATTTTAACCGATACTGAACCATCGGTTGAATTTAACATTACAGATTCAACCTCACCACCGAGATTGTATCTACTAATGAAACCATTTAGTTTTTGTTTTTCCATAATTATCCTTTTACTAATTTTAAATTTATACTAATATACGAAATTTTTTCCACATTTCCAAATTAAAATGAGAAAAACTTTTCTGCTGTTTTGGTTGAGGATAAAACTTCACCCCAATCCATTGCGTTATAGAAATCTTCTAATTTCTTTAGAAGTTCTCTTTCAAAGATTTTATCATAATCAATGTATGTATTGACTAATTCCATAATTTCCTTTGGGTCATCATAACCTTTGAATGCTACTCCATCTAAACCTAATGGATTTTGTTTTAAGTAAACCCATTTTACTTTATCACCATTTCTCATTGGTTCATATTTCATCTCACATTTGTAATGAGATAATAATTGGTTAAAAGCAATAGCTGCTTTTACATGAGCTGGTGTTCCTAATTTAAATTGAAACATTCTTTGTTGTTTACCTTTCGGTAAATACTTTGTTAGGTTTTTAACTGATGTATTTTTTGCGATTTGTACAACATTCATTTCGGATAAACCTTTTTTGAATCCCCAAATCTTATCAGTTAGTTCATTTTCTGTATTACCTTTTAGAATATCAATAAGTACTTCACTCATAAACTTTCTAAAAGCTGCTGGATAAGATGACCTAACAACATCTAATCCCTTTACATCTAATTTATCAACGGCTACCCCATTATCTGAAATAATCCATTGTGCGTATCTTTTCTTTGCTATCCAAATACCTGATTTGGAAACATATTCTTTTTTGATTTCAAATCTATGTTTATCTTTATCAACATTAAATACCTTTTTTGATAATATATCATAGAAACCATTTAGATAATCTTGCATCTCTTCTGCAATATCATTTACATAACCAGCAATTGTATCTTGCTCATTATCTTTCCAATTAGGTATTCTCTTATCTAATAAAGGTACTGCTGAAAAGAATACAGAATCAGTATCGATGTATATGTTAGAATCCAAAGTACTATCGCCAAGCTCCTTATTGTACTTGATGTTAGCCATATCAGCAGTTGATTTAATAACTGTCTGTCCTGTCGTGGTAACAGCGGTAGCATTATCAACATCATAGAACCTAAAGGCAGGAAGACCAAGCACCCCATATAAAGAGTTAAGTAGAATCTTCTGTACCAACTGACGTTTTTTATACCATTCATATTTTGCTTTGTTCCCTGCTTTTCCATGCTCTTTCATTTGATTTTTGAATTCAACTCTTTGATTGAACCAAATATCTAAGATATCAGGTATACAACCAACTGTATCTGTTCTATATAATACACCATTTGATGCTACTGAAAACTTTGATTTATCAAAGAACTTTTTGAGATTCTCCTGCGTAATTGTATCTCCATTAATAATCCATTTATCTCTTTTACCTTTTACAAAATCCTCTGCACTCCAATCTTGAATCTTACCAATCTTAGTTTCAGGTGAAATATTAATACTCATAATGATAGAGGGATATAGAGAAGTTAAATCCAAATCATAAATCCATTCGTACTTACCAACGATAGGGGCTTTCACATATGCTCCAATGAATTTTTCTTCATTGTTATCCCTTAGAGCTTGCATTCTCTCTTGTCTATCAGCAGGTTTGTTCGGTGCTACGATACCTTTCCTTTTTAGGTAACATAGTAATGCTCCTTCTAAGTATTTTGATGAATAAACAAAATCCTCATATGGAACGTGACCTGCATGACAGATACCTCTAGCCGTATCGATGAACTGTAGTTTCGCATCCATGTCAACAACCAATTCAACATCAACTAAGTTGTACTCAATGAACTTCTCTATATCATCTCTGAATAGTTGGTCTAAGTTACCTGTATATTCTACCTTTCCTCTTCCTAATTCTTTGTTAGCAATAGAATCTAATCGGTAATTATCCAACTCTGTATAAGTAAAGTTTTTGTAAAGTGCTAAATAATCTAAATAAGATACACCAGCCATAAAGAATCTTTTTCTATAAGGTGACCAGAAACATTCACCAATAGGTGATAACCTATTTGCTTGTCTCTTACCTAATAGATTTTTAATTCTATTGTAAAGATATGGTGTATCAAAGTAATCAATATTCCAACCCGTAACAATTGATGGATTGATATATTCATATAGTTCTAAATATTTTTCTAAGAGTTCAGCTTCACTTCTAAATGGTAAAACAATTGCTTTATCAGTTTTCTTATTTGATAAACCACCCTCTTTATCTAAAACTAAAACATAATACTGATTGGTTGCCGAATCATGCAAAGCAATAGAGGTTATCTCATTCTTAGCTTCTTGCATATCGGGCAAACCAGTTTCCATTTCTACCTCAATATCATATGTGAGAATCACATGTCCTTCTGATGGTAAATCGGATTCAGTATAAGTATCTACCAAAACTCTAGTGGTTTCGGGTACATCGGATTCGAATAAATTAGCATCATCTTTTTTGAACTTGTAAATCTTTGTTAATCTATCTCCATACAAAGATACATGCTCTCCGTTCTGTGCTTTTTCATAAGCATATCGAGTATACGGAAAAGAACGATAACCTAATTTATCATCCCATAAGTGTACTAAATTCTTTTCTCTTTGATAATAACAGTTTTGGTACATTAATTAAAATCTGTTCTTGCGTTATTTATAAAATTATTTTCTATATCCCAACTCTTTAGTTGATTTTCCCATAGTAAGGATTGAGCAATATTAGTTACATCAGGTCTTTCTATATCACCATCTAATAACTTAACTACCATATTTTTGAATTCTTTTTTTCCTTTGTAAAGAAGTGGATAATCTTTACCAACCATCTCAGGATAACAAAAGTCATTTGGTAATAGATATGGTACTCCTACTGAAAAACCATCAGTAGCACTCATACTCCATGCTGAATAACCTTGAAAAGTACCAACACCAAAATGTGCTTTTGATAATTGATTTAAATATACTTTTCTATCAGCTGCTCCAATATACTTTGTATAAGGTTTACCCATTTCTTTTAAAGTAGTGTAAACTTT